GGATTGATATTAAAATTGGTACTGATTGCCATGAATTAACCTTTAAAATTTAAGAACAAATTTAATTTCTTCTGATTGTCCATCTTCTCTATCTATTGCTGTGACATTCTCTACATGTAGAATGTCTCCTGTATACTGTTTAAATTCCGGATTCTTTATATCAACTACAGTTCTTGCCACTGCTGAATTTGCGCCGATCAGACTTTCGCCGGTTAGTATAGTACCTTTAACTTTAGTCAAAGAAATTACCGTTTCAGTTTGATCCACAACATATCCATAAGCTGTTGGATTACCTATAGTTCCTTGATATGCAAATTCATTGACTTGATATGCTGTTCCAGCAATCATGGTCAAATCAGTAGTTTGAGAAATTACTGAATTCGCTGAATTCGATGAAACAGGATATGACAAACTGTATTTATGCGGATTTCTTAAAAGACCATACTGTCTAAAACTGGTATTTGAACTAATTAATCCACCCTCTGTACTATCAATTTCTCCCATTCTAACAGCAGCCAACAAGTTACATGCACCTAATTGTTTAGCTGAATTATATCCATGTCCCATTTTTGGAGCCATGATTGCTCTAGCAGTGGCTCCAACTCCAGAACCATAAATGGTAACGTTGGCATAAGAATAATTTATACCTACTGTGGTAACTTTAACATTAGCGATAGTATTTGATGTAGTGACGTATGCCAATGCTTCTGTTCTAGTTCCATCACCACTAAATGCCACTCTGGTAGTTACAGATATTGGACTTATATTTACTTGAGCAGCATTCGTTGCAGTAGATAAAGTTACGATTCCGGTAATAGCATCAACACTTGAAATGAAGGTTCCAGGACGAATACCAGTTCCAGAAATCGACATGTTAGCTAAATTTGCTAATGTTGGAATACCGAATTGTTGCAAAACTATGGTTGAATTTGCAATACTCAATTGTGTAGTTTCATTAACAAATGGAGTAACATTGATAGATGCGTGTCTATAATTCACTCCTGGATTTGTAACCACAATGGTAGTCAATTCACCATCAACAATTCCAGTTGCACTTACCGTATAATCTAATTGATCTTTACTTCTTGGAGCAGGAATCCATTCTGTTGTGAAAAATTTATTACCTGGTTTAATACTATACAAATATTTCCAACGATAACCGTCAGCGGTATCGATAACTCCATTCGATGAAGCAAAGTCTCCAGTCGGTTCTACAGTTGAATTAGCACTAACTCCATTTGAAGTATTGTTTGATAAACACAGATAAACATTTCTATCTGAATTCATAACATACATTGGTTTTACATTCAAACTAGTATTTGAACTTAAAAGAGTCAAATAATCGGTTGTATCATCATACTGTCTATATTTTGTCAATGACGTCCAGTTTACTCTAGGAACAATATGCTCAATATCATTACCCGTAACTAGTTTTGCACCAATCATATTGTCCCAAATACTTTTTTCATAACTTACGGAATCTATTGTTTCTTGCGGAACAGATTCATTTGGATATGATAAATGATTACCTATAAAAAGATAGGTAATAGTTGGATTAGCTTCAGCAACTTTTTCTTTTATTTGCTCAGCATTATTGAATCTAGATTTTAAAAACGTTAAAAAAGTAGCCATGTGTTTATTTATCTGTCATTAAGGAATAGGACTATTTGATCGTAGAGCATAAACAGCATTAGCTAATCTAGAAATTGCATTAGCAACGTCAATTGGAGCAGATGTGTTCCAAACAGAACCATCAGGTGATGTATATGCAACACCACTATTAGCAGTATTAAAAGCAGAGTTAGCATGTGTGAACGCTGCATTTGTTCTAAGCGAAGTTAAATTTGCTGCGTTTTGAACTACGGATGATCTTTGTTCAATTCTAATTGTACCATAAATTAATGGATCAACTAAAGATTGGTAAAAATAATCTGTATTGACACCACTTGCTGGAACTTTCCAAAATAAAACTCCAGAATTCTTTCCTTGTGCTTCATCATTTAATGTCAATGTTCCAGTAGATGAAATGTGAACAAGGCCGGTAGTAACATTTGTTCCACCAACAGTATCACGAATTGCTATTGAGTGGTAAGGAATATATTGTAAATCTAATGAAATAGTAGTACCAGGATTTGCATAAATTACTGGATTGTCTGCAACGTACTGGTCAAATCTATAACCAGAAACCGTATTTGATACATTTAATCTTGTTTCAGCAGAAAGATAATTAATGTTTGCTAATGTAAATGCCGCATTTGCTTTAATAAAACCAGCATTCGCCTGATTGAATGCTTGATTAGCATGGATGTTTGCGGTGTTCGCAAAACCATATCCACTATTTGCATGTATAAATCCAGAATTAGCATGTAGATATGCATTGTTCGCATAGGTTCCAGTTACGTTCTGTGAAGTATAAGCAGCATTGGCATGATGAAATGCTTGATTAGCATGAATGTTTGCGGTGTTCGCAAAATTAAAACCAGCATTTGCATGATTGAATGAAATGTTAGCGTGATTGAATATTATAGAACCAACGTTGGCCGTATCAAAAGCAGCATTGGCATGTGTATAAGCACCGTTTGCTTTTGCCACAGTTATGTCTAGATAGGTATCCAAAACACCAAGTTCTACTTTTTTCGTAATAGGTGTTCCTGTGCTTCTATCTACAATCACCAATAAGGTGTTTGATATTAAGGTATCTGTTGTAACTAATTCAGTAATTTTTGTATTTGCCATTTTTTAATCCGTTGTTAAAACATTCGTACTATCGGTTTCTATTGATAGATTATTCAAATCTTCCATGGTAATAGTAGCAGATCCAGTTGCAACAAAATGGGTATTGAGATTTGCCATAAGTTTTCCAATAACAATAATTGGTTGTAAGTTAGCACTATAATCAAAAGGAACAGCTGACACATTGTATAAAGAGTTTGTTACTATCGGTTCAAGTTTTATATTAGATGCACTTACAATTTGATCTAAAATATATATTTTTCCATTTATATCAACTGCATCACCAAGTTTTATGTATCCCTTTTGATAAGCGGTTTCAAAATTTGTACCATAACCAGTAACATAAACTTTTCCAGATTGCACATTAACTCTACCAGAAAGTGTTTTGCTTGCATCAACTTTAATAATGCTTAAATGTGAAACATTAGAAGTCGCATCAATTTTAAATCTGGAATAATTAACTAAACCTGCTGGATGCAATAGTTCTTTTAAAATTCTTTTGTATTGTCTAAACTCAACCTTTGATGAAAGGACATAAGAGTAATCTACGTAGTAATCTCGTCCTTGTATTTTTCTTTCAGTTGAAGAAATAATAGAATCAGAAGTTGTCCACTTACCTTCGAATGTTTCAAATGATCTATCAATTTCGGCAACTAAAGAAGCTTGTCCATCACCAGTTGTAGTCATGTTGATGAATGGGATGTATTTATAACCTCTACCACCATCTATAATTTTAACTCTTGTAATTCCACCTGGTTCTTTGGTACTAGTACCACTTAAAATTTCTCCATCTCCCATAACAGCATCAAGAACTATTTGACCTCCAACACCTGATGTAGATTGTACAGTAATTGTTGGGAAATTATTTTGTTTATATAAAATTCCACCAGTAGGATATCTATTATAGACTCCTAATCGTGGTGTTGTTTGATTTCCTGTTGGAGAATTTGCTGGCCCTGACGTATATAAAAAATTACTATCACACGTTAATAAGGTATCACTCACAATTGTTTGAACTGTTCTTATCTGACCGTTTACTGTGATTTGATCTCCAACTATTAAATCTGTATTAAAAGCAGTTCCTGTCCCAGTAACGTTTGCACTAAGGGCTGACACATTAACAGTTCCTTGAACTCTAATCGGTTCAAATGCAATTTTTAATATCTCTCCATTTTCTCCAGTTAAACTAACTCTAGCCGCAGCACCAATACCATAAGTTTCTACTGGATTATTACCAAATACAATTTCATCGCCGGCTTTATATCCACTTCCAGCACTAACTATTCTATATCCGCCTAAAGAATTAAATCTGGATATATCTTGTGCTGTACCTGCGGTAGAATACGTTAATGGTTTAGCATCCAATGTTGGAGCAAAGTCAATAACTTGACCAGAACTGGTTGGTAAAACAAGACATGTTTTTATTCCACCAACTTCAAACGTTCTTAGATTTGTAAATATTTCAAATATTCTTGAATCTTTAGTAACTGCACTACCACTTTTTGAAGGGATATTATAATTTCCAGCATTGATAGCTACACTTGAGACATTAGCAATTTTGGTATTTGAATATACCAAGTAAGAAGAAGTAACATTTATGGAAGTTGTGTCGATAGTTTGAATTGAACCATTAACTAAAAAACGTGGATTTATAGTCTCAATAAGTCCACCTGATATAAATCCAGCACCAGGTTTATCAACTGTTATGGTATCAATTCTACCAGAAAAAACTTCTTCAATTATAGCTACGGCTTCTTTGTCGGCATTACCTCCAGAGATATTTAAAAATTGTCCTGGTGTATAGTTTGATCCAGGATTAACAATGGTTATTTCTTTTAATGATGAAGAAGTTAAAAATTCAAACAATAAAACATTTCCATTCTCATCTATTATATCCGAAGTACAAAATTCACCATTTTCGAAATTGCCAATAACGTTTTTAGAGTTTATAAACAAATCTTCAATACTTCTATTAGAAATCAATCCAATAGCTGTTGATTCTATTATTCCAGTAGCTCCTGATGTAGAACCAATAATTTTTCTATTTTTTAATAAATCAAAATCAAATGTATCAAAATATATTTTTACAATCGATCCATTAGAAGGAGCAGTATTGAATATAATTTTTTTGTATTGTTTATTGACAAGATATGATGTTGTAACTACATCATTAATTAAAACCGTCTTTACATTAAAAGCATTACTTGGTAAAATAAAAGTCTTTTTAGTTCCGTTGCCAGTAATTTTTTGGTAAAAAATATCCGGATCTATTCGAACAGAATTCTCTACAGACCAGACACTAGCTGATGCTTTTAATATTTCATTCTTTGGTTCGATGACATCCACTTCTTCACCGAACAACATTCTGAATAAAAATTTATAGGATTCAATACTACCCTTTGATCTGTACAATTGAGAGATATTCTTATATAAGATATCTTTTCTTACAGCAGTATCTCTTGGTAATAATGAAGTAAATTTATTATAGAAGTTTTGTTCAAATTCATCGAGAGAGGAATCTACGTCAGATATATCCCTAATTTGTTTTGAAACATTTACAAGATCATTGTTTGTATTCGCAGACTTTTCTAAAAATTCATAGTAAGCTTTTAGAAAAGAAACAAACTTAGGATATTCTTCCCTAACAAACTCTGGGACTTGATCCGGAACTAATACTGATATTCTTTCGTTATTCATTTATTTTTATGTTGCCAGTTCTTCTAAATCGACGGTAACAGAAGCAGAATCTAGTAAATCAATTTCCAATACTGTATTTCTCTTTGTTTCAACAATTCCTTTTTCTGATTCTATAGTCAGTCTCATTAAAGAATCATCTGTGTATAAAGTTCTAACGTTTAAATTTGTTAGAACAACTTTTCCGGTTTCGTAATTAATTGTACCAGCATTTTCATTAACAATTTGTTTTTGTGCATCAGCATCATAATAGATTGTTCTGATACTTCCTGTTCTTGCAGTAATTACTGCGGTTGCAACGGCACCAGATCCACCACCACCAGTAATTACTACGGTTGCTCTAGAATAATTGTAACCTTTGTTTGTGATGGTAATTTTTTCTAATCTTGTGCCAGCAATAGTAGCTTCAGCGGTTGCACCAACTCCATCTCCGACGATAGTAATAGTTGGAGCCGAAATATAATTAATACCTGGATTTAATATTTGGACTTCTTCAATTCCAGTATATGTTTCCGCAGATTCTTCAAGTGTCACTTTTCTTGTGATTCCACCGTAATCAACGACATCAAATTGTGATGAACTTAATCTATTGGTCAATGTTCCTCTATGTAATGGAACATTAAAATCAATTTGATAATTTGTGGTTTGGTTAATTACCGGCTCAAATCTTTTTTGTAATTTAACAGAAGTCTCGCAACCAATAATTGCAGCATCGTTTGTATTATCAATACTTTCCTGTAACTTGGACAATACAAATCTACCACCAAACTTGTTTAGATTTTGTTCTCTGTATAAAGCTACAGCGTCTCTAATTCTATTTTTTACTTGTTGTGCTGTATCTGTGGTTTTTCTTTTATCATACGCAACAGTATTATTCAATAATAGATACAGATATTCTGGATCACGAATTTCGGTTTGAATCGCTATGATAGATTTTGGTTTAATAATCTCATTAATAATTCTTTGTTTTTCTAACTCGGAAATATAAAAATCTTTTTTCGGTTTTAATGATAGAATAACTTTACCATATGATGGAGGAATATCATCCTCACTACCCCAAACAGAAACAGAATCTATACTAGGATATTGTTTCTTTATGTAAGTTTCATAATCTTTGTATGTCACTAATCTATTTTGATTGGTGTACTGTAATGGAGCAGAGTATTTAATACTGTCAACACTTTCTCTCTCTGAACTTCCCGAAGCAGATTCATTAACAGTAATATCAATTGATCCATAAGCACCCACTGGTAATAAAGGAACGAATTGATCTGCTTTATTTGCAGCAAGTCCATTTGTTGCCAAATAACTTAATCTAACAAGAGATCCATCTCCAAGTGCTTTACCAATTACACCATCACCAAAATAAATTTCATACTTTCCATTTCTTCCTTCTTGTAAGAAATAGACCATCGATGTACTGTCCACATTCAAAGCATCTGTAGCTAAAGAATATGTTTCAACGTATGAATTTGTCGGTGAAGGTTGAATTACAACTTTAAGTGTAGTGGTATCTGCATTCAAATCCGGTATTACAAATAAAGATTTTGGATTTTCTTGTTCACTATAAGTGTAAACGTAATCAACAATCTGTCCTTCTTTAATTGCTATGTTTTCAAACAAAAATTCATTACCAGTTCTAGTAACAGTAGTTTCTTCTAAAACGTTAAATCGATAAGAACGATTGTCAATTAAGTTTGACTGTACTGGATATCCATATGGAAGTGTTAATGCTTGAGTTGGATCATTTGAAGTCGTTAAAATTGTTATATTAACGTTTGCCGTTGCGGGCTTTCTAGAATACGGTATATATCCTAAACTCTTTGCATGAGAAACTACAGAACCTCTGAGAAGTGCTGTATCTAAGAATGATTCATTTGCAACCATGTTTAGATAGTATGCATTATAGTGTGTATTATAAGCAAGAACATCTAACAAAATACTAAGACCAGAACCCTCAAAATCATAGTCTTGGAACTCTGTTTGTTGTCTTAAAAAATCTTTTAAATTTTCCTTGATTGTATCGAAATCAAGTTCGGTTACTCTTAATCTATTTGCCATTATCGTGTTCGTTCTAATTGAAATGTTATAGCTATCGGATCCGTTCTGTTCACAATGAAAAATTCCAAATAAACTTTAAAAGAATTAATATCTGGTTCTGGTGTCACTACAACCTTAGAAATTGAGGCTCTAGGTTCAAAGTTTTCTACCATATTGACT